TCCGAATAATAGTATTTTTTCTCATCCATGTTGTTTTATTATATAGAAGTATTTAGGTCTTGTCAAAGTAAGTTTCAAGATCATATTCGCGATCAAGTTCTATGGTGCAACAATGAGGACCTCCATCTAGTGTGCGTTGATGTCTCATATTGATAGGAATTACTGTAAAGCCATGTGCTTCAAACATTTGAATAGTTGGTTCTTGAATACTGTCCACAACCACTGTGCGTTCATCTAAACTAACCAAATTCATGTTGGTCCATATAGAAGACATGCAGTGATCAGTCCAACTTTTTTCAACAGGTTCAGGACAGGTCAGTATGTCCCAATTTTGCATTGCATAGGGCAAATCATTTTTGGATTTTATTCTTGCAGGATTGATCAGTGCTAGACCTGGTCTTAGCAAACAGATAGTTGAATCTATGTGTGAATATGAATACACATCGTGTAACACATGCACTTTGTACTCATTGCCTAGAATGTCTTGCAGTTGTTTTGCTCCTGCTAGATTACCAGTGTTTGATTTAAGATACAACAGGTCACGCCCTGCTCTCAGCACATTAGCGGCATCCCACATGGGTTTATGATTGCCCAGTGCAAGTACATTTTTGTTTTGCACACACTCAGTGTTGTAATCAGAATCGTCAAACAGATGTGCACCTGTTAACTCATGATCCGGAAACTTACCACCTAGGTTACCTGGACTCAGCATATTAACCCATTCATCTTTTCTTGTGTTTACACACATAGGTGCAGTAATAATTTGGTCTGCTACAGTTAGTATAGTGTCGCGTGGACAATACAGTGCATGATGTCTGTCGGATGACCAACTCATGTTTGGTCTTTCTACCTCTGCTCCAAAATCTTTGTATATGTTTGCCAGTGTGTCTAGATCTTCATTGGCTTCGTCTATGATAGTTTGTGAATAGGTTCCTTGTGGAAGAACACTGTCAGCATCTCTATCTGCATAGTAAACGTACCTAGTATGCTCATTGACTCGAGGCAACTTGGCTCTGGTAGCAGTGCCTATTAGGACTCTTTTGACTCGTCCCCATTCATTCATTTAGATTCCCATGGATATACAATCCAAGCAGGATCTTTTGATTTATCTATTTCTAAAGCGTAATGATCAACTGTGAATTTAGAAGGCACATTATTGTGTAGCACTGCATACTTTACAGATAATCCAGCCTTATTAAATTTTTCTTGTAATTGTGTAAAAGTTTCTCCTGTATCATTTATGTCATCAACAACTAGATATGTACCTTTTTTTGGCAAATCAATATTGCCAACTTGTTTTAAATCACGTAAAGAAAATTGTATTGTATGCATTGGCATATTCAACTTATGTGACAACAGCACAGCAGGAATAAGTCCACCACGTTGTATCCCGATGATTGCATCATAATGCTGATGTTCAATTACTTTAGATAAAAAGTCTGTGTATTCATGCACTTGATCCCATGTAACAAAATTTTTATTAGGTCCAGACACGGTCTTAGACTTTTTAAATATGCGGTCATATCCTGTACGATAATTGTTGTCCACTTCGTGAACGTATTTGCTTTCCATGTTGTAATTAGGCATTTATTTGTCTCCATAAATCTGAGTCTATACCAGTCACAGTTAGTGCAATCCTTGCCGCAAGTCCGGCAGTTGCAGTTGAGTGTATAGTTTTATAAGGCCATGTAATCATGTCGCCCATACGCCAATTAGCGTACACAGACGTAGGAAAACAGAAAATTTGCCCAAATTTCCATTCATCTAAAAACACCACGTGTCTTTGAATATGTGGAGCGTGTTTTCTATCTATACCAAATCTATCACAGTAACCAAAAAAGCAATCGTAGTGTGGACCAGTAAACGTGCCGGGTAATTGATATATTAAACAGTATGATAGCATTTCTAAATCTATTACTTTGGCAAAATCTTTAAACAGATGTTTGACATCTTCATCATCACCAAAAGCAAGGAATTTACTTGAATTGTTGTCATTGTAATATTTGCTTTGAATTTCCCTCTGCTCCGGATCTAAATTTGTATCAGGCACGGATTTTCTAATTTGTGGTAAAGTGTTTGCGAAGTCTCTGATAGGTCTAAGATCAATTTTGTCACTGATATTAATTACTGTATAATCACTCATCTATATCTCCTAACGCATTTGATACACATACCCTATTAACTGATGTGCCTCGATTCCAATCTTTATACTGTTCTCCTCCCAGTGCATGTAGGATTGAATTTGTTGGCGTTAAATTATTTGCATCACATATCTGTTGATATTTTCCGCCATAATCATTCCATAGCCAGTTTGTTTCAAATTCTTGTATAAACTTTCTACCTATAGCAATACTGTGTAATGGCAAAGTTTTCCATTTGTTATAGATATCTAGGTTGTCATCTCTATCTTCTCTTTGAAATCTTATCCCTAGTCTCAGTTTATCTATTCCCCAAAATCCTTTGCTCAATGAGAATGTGACTGTGTCTATGCAAGGTTGATTAAAATCAAATTCAATATTTTTTGCAATACACATGTACGCACAATCTATAAGCACAGGAACATTTCTTTCATTGCACTGTTCAAGCACAGTATTTAATCTAGGGTGTACGGTACCAAAGTCTGAAAATGGCAAACTAATGATGACAGCATCGTTGTCATACACAGGCCCTTCATCAAGATGCATCCACATATAATTGTTATTTCTTGCATTTAATTTTTGAAACATGTACTCACCTTTGAAAAAACGAAAACATCTTTTACCATATCTACTTGTAAAGTTAGTGAAACTTTCTGTTGTGCCAGAAGAGTAACTGTGCCAAGGAAAATTTTCTAAGCCACTTAATTTGTTAAGTTTATCTGCTTTAATCCAATTAACGTAGTCATTTATGTATTCATCCACAACATTGTAATTAAAAATATCTTGTACTGTGTTTGTCTCCATGTTTTTCCAAAAATTATAAACACGTTTGCTAGGGATAGGCACAGAGCCTGAAACAAAATTATCATTAGTATTATTGGTGTGATAAATCATTATATTACTTTGTTTTTCCCTACACAGGTTATCTGTAATGCCACACGATCAACATTGCTCATGTTATAAACAGCATGATATTGATCACTGGTCCATGATAGATAGTTACCTTTCTCCCAACTTGAATAAACTGTATCTTCTATTTGAAACAATTGACCAGGCATATGCCCGTGCAAAAAAATTATGTATCTAATAATGTTTGACGGGTCTGTGATGTTATGTATTTTACTAAATGTTGATAAGGTATCTCTGTGCAGTGGTAATACTTTACCAGGAGGAATCTTGGATAAAGCCGGTTCGACTATATCGAAATGATCGAAATATTTTAGTATGTCATCTACCCATTCAGGCATAGGATTAGGTTTTTGATAAACGTAATTCTGCATGATATGTTCATAATTTTTGTTTGTATAGTTTACAAAAGGCCCTTGTTTGTAGTTGTCGTTATTCTCTTGCCATACAATGTTGTTTGGAATACTAATGTTTTTTATTGGAAGTTTGTAGTGTACTTTCATTATCTGGGAGCAAATTCTTGTTGTAATTTTATGTTGTCCATAAATTCTTTTCTTGTGTTTGGATCTTGCAAGAATGCTCCTTCTAACACAGTTGTTTGTGTCAAACTGGAGTGTGCCATAATACCTCTGTTTTCACAACAACCATGTGTTGCTTGAATGTATACCCCAACATCATTACTGCCAGTTGCTTTCATAATCTCTTTTGCAACGTCATTGCACAGTTCTTCTTGTAATGTGCCACGTCTTGCACACCATTGTGCTATTCTTGTGTACTTGCTTAGTCCTATTAGTGTTTCTCCGGCAATGATACCAATATATGCAATGCCTGTAACTGGTTGATGATGATGCGAACACATACTTTTTAGTTCGCTTCGCACTACCAACATGCCTTTGTAACCTTCTTCAACATGATTAGGAAAAGCAGTTGCGTTTGGCATAGGATTATATCTGCCACTCATCAGTTCGTTGATATACATTTTTGCAAGACGTCTACCAGTTTCCATGCTGTTAGGATCATTTTCTCTGTCAATGATCAAACTGTCCAGCACATTTTCAAATTTTTCTGTAAGTTCTAGTATAAGTTGTTCTTTTTCACCATCTAGAATGTATTCACTAATATTATCTCCTGCCCAAAATTTGCCACCAGCATCTTTAATTCTCTGCTTAATCTGTTTTGATATCATGATTATATTGTACTTTCATTTATTGTTTTGTACAAGATGTCTCCTGTAAAAAATTCATCCAGCAATATTTTCTTTTGTTTTATTATTAACTTTTGATATGAATCATAGTTTTCCATCACTTCAGTAATTTTTTTAATCAAAAACTCTTTATTTTCTTTGTAGCCTTCTTTAGTTTCTGTCCAATGGGTTGGATATTTGAAAATACCATGAAACATCTCTGTGTAACTTAGTCTGTCTGGCACCATCGCAATGGTGTCTACTAACAAACCTTCGAAGCCTGATATGCCCAATGTTTCTTGTAGATTTGCACTGAACACTAATTTTGCTTCTCCTAACAGATTGTGATATTCATGTTTCTTCAATTGTTTCTCTTGACACACTATAAATTCATATTGTGGCATTGCATCTTTAAGATCATAAAATATTTCTGGTTGTTTCTCAGGAGCAATCCTATGTGGGAAAAGAATTATATCTTTTTTCTTCATATTTTGAAATGCATCGAGTTCATTATGCATATACTCCATAGGCCATCCTGTGCGTACTACCTTATTATCTTTGTGTCTCATACTATGTGTTATGTTTTTAAAAACCTCGTCCCACATCTCGATGTGAAAGTCAGTGGCAAAGTAATTGTGGTCATAACATTCAAACATAGATTGTTCAGCAAGTCTTACCCATTTGGCGTTACCAATTAGCCTGCCTAAAAAGTCTGCTGGGTCATATGAACCTGCATGCCACATGCCGCCTACTTTAATCTTTACTCCTAACAGTTCAGCCATATACTTGAGTTGTATTACAGTAGGATTCCAAGCATCTGTATATAGAAAATAGTCTCCGTCTTTGATCTCGCCATTACAAAATTTTTCAGCAATTATTTCTAACTGTTTAGATTTATACACATTAGTGCCACCAAAGTTTAAAAATGCGCCAGGAGTAGTTGCTTGTGGAGTTTCACCACCTGATATAGTGACTACATTGCACTTAGTGTTTCTTTCAAGTTGCATAGGCAAATGTTTCTTCCACTGTGCTGTGTAACGTGTTTCTACTGCTTCAATGTCTACTATGTATACTGTCATTAGTTTGTTTGTTTGTCATAAGTGCATGTACACCCATTTTCTCCATCTTCTGACACATCAATTGTAATTTGTCTTCCAGGATATCTTGTTTGTATTGCTACTGCTAAATCATCTGCAATCATTTCACATGACTTGTAATCAAGTTCTATTGTGCCTTCATATAAATTTTCTAACCATCTTTTAAACAAAATAAATTCTATGTCTCTGTCATCATGGAATACTTCTATCATTACTTTGAAATGAAAGATGTGTCTGTGTGGATATCCTAAAAATTCTACACCTTTGAGATCTGGATCGGTCAGTGCCGCAGGATATTTGTGAATACCTTCTTTACGAAATGTTACCCAAATATTTTTCATATTATTTTGTCCTTTTCATATTCTACCCAATCAGTAAAATGTTGTTCAGTCATCATGTCTTTTACTGACCAACACCATACTCCTGGATTAGTTGCTTTGTAATCACTGTCATCTAGTTTAATAACAACATTGCCTTTTATTTGCATAATATTTTCTATTGGCAATGCGTATACTATAGTGAATTTTTTATTTTGTAATAAATCATCGATGCCTGGAATTTTCGGAGTGATAGGAGTATCCAAAGTCACACAGTAGTCTTCAAGTAAAACTTTAATGATGTTGTGTAAACTTTCATAATATTCACCGCCTAAGTGTTTCATTGAATGATTAGCACCAAGATATATGTGTGTGGCATTATTCTTTTTTGCCATTGCTTTAATTTTTTTAGAACTATGCACACCGACAACAAATAATGTTTCTTGTCCATGTGTTGGAGTTTTCTCGACTTCTTTGCCTGTAAAGAAAACTACATTATCTTTTACCCCGTCAGTATAATCACGCTTCATCGGTCCAACATCTCCTTGTATTTTAATTTTTGTTTTTTAAGATCTAACAGTTCTGCTTTGTGTTCCCATGCTCTTACTAATTCTCTTTGTGATTCTAGTTGTTTAACACGTTTCTTAATTTTTTTAAGTTCTTGTTTGATATCGACCTGTTCTTCTACCATTAAGCCTCCTTGAATAAATTATTAAACATAGTTGATGCATTTTGTGTTTTTTTGCCAGTTGCTCCTCTTGTGCCAATTATACTCATCCAGTACTTGCTATACTCTTTTATTATAGCATCTGCTACTTGTCTGTCATCCGTTGCAAATATGGCTTCAACAATGTCACGGAACATAACTTTATCGAATGTTTCCTGCACCAGCATATTCGGTACTTTGCCAGCATCATACTGTCTGTTTGCTTCTTGTACAGCATTTATATGCATCCATACATTGTGTCCCATCATGATACCATATGAGAACGAATCCCATGATGTTTTGCCTTCTTTGCCAATCTTATTTAGGTCGCCTGGTCCGTATATGCATATGTCTTTTGCTGTAAGTCCATCAGTAACAGGCGAGTCTAAGAAACTAGGATGTTTACCTTCTCTTACAAATGCTTCTGCAAATGGAGTGTTATCTGTTGACATTGCTTTATTGTCGATACTTGGTACCATTCTGTATACCCATTTTTGTCTGTCATTGGTTTCTAACTCACAATAAATCTGTCCATTGGCTGTTGCTAAGAAAGGAGATGCACAATCGAATGTTACAGTGAAGTTAGGATTGTGATATTTTCTTACTGCTCTTTGTATGTCAGTGAGTAGTGTGGCCCATTCAAGTTTCGATGTGCCTAAGAAGTGCATGAAGTCATGTTTGCCTTTTTCTAACAAACCATCAAAACGCAATGCAACCAATCTCTTCAGTACAAGATGAATATCACACATGTTTTGTCCACCCATACTCCAGCCATTGAAATGATCGGAATACACTTTAGGGTCGCAATAATCTTTCATTTTTTCATACCAGTCATCTGCATCTGCATGATTTTCGCCTTGCAACACATTTAAAAATTTACAATTGCCATTCCTATTTTTCATGAAGTAATCGTTATTAATGCGTGTGGCGTCTACTGCTTCTTGATATGTGCTAATTCCTGTTGCTTTGACTCCTGCAGGAGAACGTGCTACCCAGGCTGGGATATCTAATATCATACCATAGTCCATGTAAGCATCCATCCAAGCAAGTACTTGCTCACGTTTTTTCTTTGCACGTGGACAATTGATATCCTTCCAGTCACCTTCCCATACGCCTTTACCTATTTGAAATCCTCCAGAGTCACCAAGTAGCCATGATGTTTTTCTGTCACGATTGCGAATCATGTCTTCTTTGGGAGAATCTTTATTGATGTCTAGTTCTGCATGACCGGCGGAGTACAATGTCCAATTATATTCAAACAATGCCTCTTTTGGATTGAGCCAATTAAGACTCTCCATATTGCCATTGAATTGAACAGGCATACGTGCTGGATCAACATAGGTATTATCAACACGTTGTTTGCCCACAAATGTTGCGTAAAATCCACTAAGAGCCGGGAGAAACACAGCATAGTCTTTTTGCTCTTCAGTAAGATTCTTATGCATTTATTTTGTTTGTGCAGGTAGTATGTATTGATATTTTGCCATACCAGAATCTACAGTAATCTGGGCCGCACCATCATCTGAAAAAGCCATCTCGCAACTGCTAGACTTTTCTTGCAATTTCAATATTGAAGTAATCTGTGCTATTGGCCATGACCATGATTTTGTTAAAGCGCCTGTGATTCCTTTTGCAAATGTAAATTCACCTGCATGTGAAGACGCATCTCCAAATTTAAATTTTAGTTCATCACCATCAGTGCTTACTGTAAACACTTGTTCTTGTGAGTTAGCAGATGCTTGATGATTTAGTCTCATGATGTCAGGCATAGTTGGATTAATTGTTACGTGCCAATTTACTCCTCTAAATTTTACAGACTTTAATTTTTCTTCAACAATTTCTTTGCTCATAAATCTATAATCATTTTGAAAATCACCTACAGCATTTTCGAAATGCAACCCTGTTGGTACAGTTTCACCGTTTCTTTCTTGTGTGTTCACTGTGATTTTTGCATCTTTGTATTCTGGAATCTTTAAAATGATATCCAATTGACCCAAGTTAGACATTCCAAATGTTCCTTGTATCTCAGCAACAGGCTTGTGCATCTGTGCTTTAACAACAACTGCCCTGTCCTCTGCCATTGCGTCTAATTCTGTTTGTTTGTCATCTCCTACAACTTTTACTAGTTCTATAAATCCTAGCGAATGTGTATGAGCAACAATATCTTGTAGTATGTCTTTCATGTGTGTATCTCCTTGTTAAATTATTATACTTGTAATTAGGTCGAAAGTCAATAACCTGGTTCAATTTTTGTTAAATGACCTTTGATGCTTACTTTGGCCCCTGGTTTTGTCAAAACTACAAAAGAGTATTTTGTGTCTATATGAAAAAATTCGGATTTTAAATTACTGTCTTGGGCAATTTGGTCTAGCATATCCTGTGAACAAAATGAAATTTCCTTGTTTATAAATGATTCCCATTCTAATTTATGTTCTCCGTCAGCATAGTGGAGCAGTGCTTGTCCTCCTGGTCTGAGTATTTTCTCTAGTGAACTTATAAAAATACGTATTTGCTCTATGCTTAGATATGGCAAATAATCAAAACTTAGTGCTGTCCCTATTTGATAAAAAGGCACATGTTGATCTCGAATATGTCCTGTAAACTCTAATGGTTTTACTCGAAACATTGTTGCTTGGGCACGATCAGTCTTTGCAACTTTTGTTAAGGCTTTGTGAATAAGTTCTTTTTCTTCAAAATGATTTGTGCAAACATATACTATATGTGATTTAACCGCATGATAAACATAATCAACGTGATTAGGACAAACAAAACACCATGGATATCTCCAATCTGCTTGTCTAGTGCACCAAAGATTAATAAAATTGCTTACTAGTTTCGAATGTTTGATGTCAACATTTTTTACATAATCTTCAGAAAAGCCAAAAACTATTTGAGACATTCCTTGGTCATGCGACAATGCAAGTATTTTTTTATCTGACTCTTCCATAAGCTCCTTTGCAGTAGCAAGAGCATTCTTCAATTCATATCTTACGCCGGAAAATTCTTCTTCACATGCTTCTTCTAAAACTTTAATTGCTTGTTTAATTTGACGCCTAGATACCATTGTCTAAATAATTTATCCAAATAGTTTGTCAAAAGTATTGTCTGCTTCTGAGTTACCTAGATCCCAGTCTAACACACCAATTAAATTATCTAATTTTTTGTTGATTAATGTTGCTTCCATTTCAGCATCAGCAAAAGGCATTTCTTTGAACCAATCAGGAATACGCAACTCATCTGTTGGATATGCAATCGACGTGTACCCCATGGGATTGTCTTTTAGTTTGCACACAATACATTTTTGTCCATCGATGATGTCCATAGAATATCTGTCATTATAGACCTTTTTTAAAGTATTATAATTTATAGCCGCTCTCACATGACCAGGCATATTCACTTTACCTTTACGTTTTTCTCGAGAATGATACTCAGTAAGTTTGTTAACACGTCTTGGAGATCCTTTTTCCCAGCCAGGCATCTTTTTAAATTCTAATCTAAAGCCAGCAATAAAGTCCATAACTTCTTCTTCTCCAGCACCGGTTAACACTTTATCTAACACATCAGACAAGAAGTCCTGTATGTAAGCAGGAGTGTCTGAACGTTTAAGATCAAGACCCATTGCTTTGATTTTATCAACTGGTTCACCTTCTAAGTCATAGATCTTCATAGCATATCTTTTTTTAGTGATGAATAATCCTTTTGACCCAACTGCTTCTCTACCACCTGCAATAATTTTACCATAAGTGGCCGGACAGTTAAAAGCCTGTTGCATATATTTTGGAAATGACTTGTTAACTTCTTCTGCAACAGAGTCATACAATTGCACAACAGAATCTTGTGTCCATGGCACATTGCCTGCATCAATTTCTTTCTTCAAAGGTTGATATGCTGAAAAGTACACAGAGTCAGTGTCACCATATATAACAGAATCTCCTCTGTAATCATATTCACCTGTGATAATTTCATTTGTTTTGGCTGCCATGTGTTTTGTGATACATCTGCCTGTGAGTGTGGTTGATTGCCCTATTCTTATATCAAAGAATCTACAACCAGGATTAAGGATAGCACCATACAAACTGTTCAAGTTAATTTTTTTAACCAGTTGTCTTTTATCCCAAAATGCCTGTTCAACTTTGTTGCCTGCCGCAATGGCTTGTCTCATCTTTTTCTGTAATTCTTTTCTTTCAGCATACCAACGTTCCAAGAGTCCTGGAATTACTCCTGCAAATTCATGTGTAAAGATTGTGCCATTTGCACTCAAAAACCATGGCTGATCATTGTTGTATATCAGATTATAGATTTCTGCCGCACTCAATATGTTGGTCTCACCATTTTCCCAATCTATAGTAATGCTTTTGGCTCTGTCTTTACGCATAACAGCAGAGTACTCCAGTGTGCCAAACTCGCCTTCCCATGCACCTGCAAATGACATCTTATTGGCCATCTTGTGTTCCACAGAAGCATCTGTGTCGATAGGACGTAATTGGCCTACAATAGTTTCCGGACCCATATTCAATGCTCTAATCACAGAAGGATATAGTGAATTTATATCAATTGATCCGATCCAATCATGCAATCCTTTTTTAGGATATGCCACATATGCACCCGCGGCTGGAGTTGATCCTGGTTCCCGTTTTACTCTGTCTGGCACCACCATGCCACGTCTGTGTGCTTCATTAATAATGCCCTGTTCAGTCACTGCCACAGCACCCATGGTCGTTTGAATCAGCACAGTATTTTGATGTGCTAGTTCATTCGACAGTGCAATAAATTTTAATTTTGCATCTAGTCTGCCCAACAATGCAACGTCTTGTCTGTTATATTCAATAAACTTTACAAAGTCTTTGTTGTACAATGTATCAAGTGTGCCCTCATATGGAGTCTTCTGTTCACCCAACTCCATTTTCGAAATAAAATCCAACGCATATGAATGTCTTTCTTCATAGGTATATTTTCTATACAGTTGCATGTAATCCAAATGCACACGACCAATTATGTCATACGTTTGTTCTTCATTGCCAAATCTTTCAAACATTCTTTTGCGTGGCATAGCATTCCACAAACACAGTCGTCTTGTGTCATCTTTGCTTAACACTTTTTGTATTCTATTCACAGTGTAAGGAATATCAAATCCTTCTGAATTCCAACCTGACAGCACGTCAGCATCTTCAACCAGTGTAATAAATTTGTCCAACATATCTGCTTCAGTAGGACACAACATAGTATTTTCAAACTCCTGTTCTATAATTTCAGGATTGGGGAAATCTTTGGGAGGTATAGCAAGTGATATCAATTGATCACACCATTGTAGATACACAGTAATTGATATTATAGGCGCCCATGCGTCAGCAGGTTTAGCATAGCCTTTGGCCGGATCAAAATCAACCTCTATATCAAAAAAACAAACTTGCAGTTCAGGAGCATCTTTGTTAAGATAATTCTCTTCAAGACATCTAAAGATAGGATTTATATCAGATTCATACAGACGTTTGCCATTTTGCATGGCCACTTCACGTTTGAATTCTTTTCCAGACTTAGTTGCTATTCTTGAAACAGGTGTGCCGAATATGGATTTGAATTTGCCTTTTGGATCATCATAGTATCCTACGTATCTTGCAGGATATTCAAGATACTTTCTTTCGCCATTTATTCTTTCGACTACAGATATCTTATCAGAATCTCTATCAAATAGTGCATCAACATAACTCATTATGTAATATAATTTATAAACAATCCGCCTATGCCAACAAGGGCAAGGACAGAATTAGTTACAATCAGTGCAGGTTCTTTCCACAGTATAGAAACGGTTAACCAAGCCAACCCGCCAATCACTAGCAATATAGGACCTTGTGGATAATATCCTAATGAATTGACACCAGTACCGATGACCAGTAAACTAGTGCCACTCCATTTTAAGATGTTTATAGGATTCATTAGGCTTTTTTAGCCGCTTCCAAAATAGTTTCTAAGTATTCAAAATCTTCTCTCTCTGCTGATAATGATTCTTTGAACGCAATGTTTACTGCTTTAGTAAGCACTGCTGGTTTTATTTCCATTTCTTCTGCTACTGCTTTTACAGTATCTCTCAGTCCTTCTGAAAGATCTTTCACTTCTTGTTTAACTTTGATGCCATCGTTAATGACTTGCGTCAACTTGGCCACTTCTTCTGAATTAAAAACTTTGTTCATAAAAAACTCCTTGTTGCTAGTATACAATCACTTGCAAAATTTGTCTATTGTTATTTTTTGGTTTTGACGTTGATTGGTTTTTTGCCTGCACCGCCTGACTGCTTGCCAGGTCTGCCTGCTTTGCGTTGTGCAGAACGTTTTCTGCTCACTGCTGATGCTTTTTGTTTCTTAGTCATTGATCTTGCTTTAGAGGCTGGTACGCATTTAGCATATCCTTTTTTGTCACCTGATGTTCCACACTCAGGATGACCGCCACCTTTTTTCTTTTTGGCAATGTTTACCCATTTATCTTTGAACCATTTTCTAAGACCACCTTTGTATGCTTCACTGATTACTAAATTATTACAGTGTATGCAAAAATCTACCCCTTCATCTAGTGCTTCTACGTCAAAGTATCTTTTGGCTGGTCTGTGCTTGTTTAGTTTTAGTCCTCTGGATCCAGGAGACACTGGTTTTGCTGTTTGATAATGTACAGGTATGTCCATTAGTTCAGCGAGTTTCATACTGTTATTTACTTGGTTTTTCGCGTTCGAATTGAGTCATGTATGAATCA